TACATCTTCCGACTGATTCATTATATTTACAATAGCATCAAAAGCTGGAGATGGACTAAACTTACCTCCACGAACCCAAGCCTTGTCAGTTAATATATCTCCAAAGTATGATATTAATTGACCCGCTATAAATACACCATTAAGTGAGCCTATAGATGCAGCTCTCATCAAGTCCTTTTCGTCTTCTTCATCCCAATCGGTCAACAACCCTGGTAATCCACTTGCTACATATTGGAAAACAAGGGGTAATACAAAATGATATATTGTAAATCTCTTTACAGCATTCCTCATTAGTTTTTTGTCACCAAATTTGTATCCTTTTACAAAATCTCTTGCAGACTTTCTCTCTTGCCTAAAGTATGACATTGGAGATGTCATATACATTGTAAATAACTTTCCTAATGAACCCATTCTTTGGAATTGAGACAAGTCTTCTATGTTTATAGACTGCTGTGAAAGCTTTGTAGCTTCTTCAAATTTAGATAGTGCTATTTTTTTAGACTCTCCAATTGACTTGCCTTCAGCTCTTGATTTGTCAAAGTGGTATTTGTAGACACTGTATCCACCCATCAATATTGCACCCTTATCTCCCCACTTAATTAAGAACATCATTTTGTTCTTTAAGTTGCTAGTACCTTTTAACATATTGTCGTAGTCCCCCTTCATACCTTCAAGGTCTCTTTCAAAACCATCCTTATACCTTCTTTGCATATACTCACTCTCCATAAGTATGTCGTGAACCTTTTTAGGGTTCCTTGCGAATGCACCTAATCCAGATATAAATTTAGAAATTGGTATGTCTGATGCGTATGCAGGAATAGATGTCAACTGTTTTATTGTTACTGTTGGAGCTAACGCTAAAGAAGCAATCGTTACATTACCCCTTATTTTATCTAGCAAAGCAATTCTTTGACCCATATTCGATGAATTATTAGCTATTCCCTCTATAAATCCATCTATTGCTTTTAAGGTTTCTGGAGAATTAAACTCTCGTATTGCATTCCTAACGTCTTTATTCTTAAATACTACGTTTAGCCTCTTTACTGGCTTTGCGAAAGCAATATACCTATTCATTCCCTCTACATACTCCATTAGCTTTTCATTGCCATCCTTAGTCATATCGAATGGAGCCTTACTACTTTGTCTTTGCTTTAAAGATTTATATGTTGATTGAGGGTTTCCGAATGTTATTTCATCTACACCAACTTCTTTTTCGTTAAATCCCTCTAAATTTCTAATTATAGGTACATATATCTTCTGCTTAGGCAAATCAATGTCGTTCATATCCTTGTACACCGCATTAATTTGGTCGTAATACTTAGGGAAGAACTCAGACATCTGCCAATCAGCCCACTCCTTAACCTCTGGAGTTAAAAAGTCTTCTACAGCTTGTAGCATCTCGTCTGTAAAACCCATCGCTTCAAATGTCGCCATATTAGATGGGTCTTGCATATACTGGTATAGAGGATATGCTTGATTTTGAGATAAAAATAACTTTACTTCGTTACCTTTTCTGTCAGTGAAAGTACCTAACTTTTTAGGTCTTTGGTTATCCCTTAATGCTTTCTTTTTCTTTTTACCGTATATCTTAGTAAGCTTATCAGAAAGTTCATTTATTTTTGATGTATCTAGACTGTCTTTCTCTCTTCTTCCGTCAGCTACAGGTTCGTATAGTTCTTTATCAATAACTCCTCCGTAACCACTTTCATCTCTTTGTGCCGTTCTGTCTATCTTATCTAAAAGAGTTCTAAGACCCTCTCCATAATCTAAAAATCCACTTAACTTTTCTCTTATTCCTTCAGTTAGTGGTCTTCTTTTTGCACCTTGTTCAAGCTTCCCAAATTGGTCAGTTAGTTTTTTACCCCCTGTTATTGCAGGTAATGATTCAATAACTAGTCTTTCATACTCAGTAGCTCTTTTTTGAATATCTTCTCGATACTTAGATTTTCCATCTTTAATTAGTGCTTCTATTTTAGCTTCTGCTTCCAAAGTCTTTTTCAAATCTCCAGAAAGAAGATTATTGGATATTTTTGCAACCTGTAAAAGAAATATTTCTTTTTCACTTAATTTAATTCCTTGCGCTTGTTTATTTTCTAATTCATCAATTGAATTTTTCAATGACTCAACATTATCTTCCTTTATGGCATTGCGTATAGATGACAACACCTTTCCTTCATAATTAGCTATCTTACCTTTTAGTACTCCACCAACCGTCTTTTTTAATTTCTTAGGAGCGATGTTACGTATTACTCGCTTTAATATATCCTTTCTTACATTATCTTCAGTCATCTGCTCTAATTTAGCAGCGTAGTCAATGAATTTATCTAAGCTTTCAGGTTTTGAGGAACTTACCTCTAAAGCTCTTCTAGTCAATGCTATTACTTTTGATGGAGTTAGGTTGCCAAATAACTTAAAATTATCAGATATTAATTTATTAACTTTTTTCTTAAAGTTTGATTGGTCTTTATACGCCTCCCTTACACCACGAGCAAAGTCACGAATTTGTTTGTTCAATGCCTGCTTTTCAGACATACTAACTTTCTTTTCCTTAGGCTTTCCTAAAACCTTACTTACAGATGGAGATGGCTTAATAGCCTTTCTTATCTCATCCTTAGTAAACCCAAGCTCTTGTAAAACCTCTATGGTTTCTTTTCTTGTAAGACCTTCTTGTTCAGCGTCTTTTATTACGTCTTGTATTGTGAAGTCGTCTTGTGCTTGCTGCTGACGGATAGATGGTGCGTCTGTTGTTTCTACATCTCTATATACATCAGAAATACTTTCGTATTCATTTATAACTTTTTTTAGTGTAGTTTTTGTAGGCTTTGCACCCCATTCTTCTACCTCATACATTTCACCATCTGTTAGATATATTGCAAAATGCCTAGGTGTAGACCTATCTCCAAAAGCAATAATATCTCCAGGCTTTAATATAGACTCAACTTCATCTATCTTATCATTTTGCTTGTATAAATTTTCTCCTTGACGGAATATGTCTGGTTGTTTATTAAATTCTTCCTTAAAAGATTTATTTCCTATAATTTTATTACAAAACCCTTCACAGTTTATGTATGGATTTTCTTTATTTATTTTTTCTACTTTATCTATTATTTTTTCTACGGTAATTCCAGCTTTTTCTACTTTCTGCTGACGGGTCTGTTGGGCTGATTGTCTATTTTCCCATTCGTTTTTTAAGCTAGTATTTTGACCAAAATCAACACTACCACTAATACTCTTCAATTTTCCCAAATCAGTTACTTGTGAGTTAGAAAAATTAGCATAACCACCAATACTTTCTAAGTTACCTAAGTCAGTTACTTGTGAGTTAGAAAAATTAGCATAACCACCAATCCTTTCTAAGCTACCTAAATCAGATACTTGTGATTTCTGAAAATCAGCACTTCTACCAATACTTTCTAAGTTACCTAAGTCAGTTACTTTTGAATTAGTAAAATCAGCAGTTCCACCAATCCTTTCTAAGCTACCTAAATCAGATACTTGTGAGTTAGAAAAATTAGCAGGTCCACCAATACTCTCTAAGTTACCTAAGTTAGTTACTTGTGAAAACCCAAAAGAAGCCCTACCACCAATACTCTTCAGGTTACCTAAGTTAGTTACTTGTGAAAACCCAAAAGAAGCCATACCACCAATACTCTTCAGGTTACCTAAGTCAGATACTTTTGAATCAGTAAAATCAGCAGTTCCACCAATCCTTTCTAAGCTACCTAAGTTAGTTACTTGTGAATTAGTAAAAACAATATTTCCACCAATATTTTTTAAGTTACCTAAATCAGATACTTGTGATTTCTGAAAATCAGCACTTCTACCAATACTTTCTAAGTTACCTAAGTCAGTTACTTGTGAGCTATTAAAATAAGCCCTACCACCAATCCTTTCTAAGCTACCTAAGTTAGTTACTTGTGAATTAGTAAAAACAGCAGTTCCACCAATATTTTTTAAGTTACCTAAATCAGATACTTGTGATTCCTTAAACTCAGTATAACCACTAATACTTTCTAAGTTACCTAAGTCAGTTACTTGTGAGCTATTAAAATAAGCACTTCCACCAATACTTTTTAAGTTACCTAAGTCAGTTACTTGTGAGTTAGAAAAATAAGCATCTCCATAAATGTATTTAGGGAAAAAATCAGACGTTATTTCTGATGTAGGTTTGAAATTTCCAATATATAAAAAAGTGTTTGGTCTAAGTTCTCTTAAATTTCTTGCTACAGGAAAATCAAATTCAGAATCATCAAAAGTTCTTTTTAACTCTGTAACTAATCCATTCTCCCCATAATCAACTTTAAATTTATCAGCATCTTTTATAAGGTTAAAGTATTCTTTAAGTTTGATTTCATTTATTTTCTTACCTGATATTCTTTCTGTTAAATCTTTTACTTTAGTATTATACTCAATAGAATCCAACCATTTCTTTCCACTATTATTAGGTATGTTTTCTTTTAAAAACTTATCTGCAACAGGCATCATATCAGGCTCTAAGTCCTGCTTGCTAGAGGCATTACCCCTAACCTCTCCAACCTCGTCCCCCTTCATTCTTACGGCAATCCTAGATTCGTATTCTCCGTCTTTATTTTTAGTGGCGTAAACATAAAAGTCCCCACCATCAAGTTGACTCTTTGCATTAGTTTTTGTACACCAGTAAGTATTTTGGACAATCTGAGATAGCTTGTTGGCGTTCTCAATCCTAACTTTATTGCTTACAGAAGGCCCTCCTTCAAACTTAACCCACTCTCCCTCTTTAGTTGATACGAAAGAAGATGATTCTACTACATTTAAAGAGTTTTTAGCTTGTATTTCTACATAATCTTTTAATAAAGATTTACTGTCAATTGCATAAAGAGCTGCCAATGTACCCGCATCAAAAGGTGTAAAGTTCCTTAGTGTTTTATTGGTTCTTTTTGAGTACTTATTTGTTTTAAAGTCGTAGTTGTTTGTTAGTACAGCATCTAAAATTAAATACTTAAATGAATCATTATAGTCAGATTCAGATAGGTAAGACTTCCATTGGTCTAATGTTTCTTTTTGAGTTCCTTTATAATCATTTATAAAACTATCTCTAATACTCCCTGGATTAAAAGCTTGTTTTGCTTGTTCAATTTGAGCTTCTGAAGCTCCGTCATTAATAAGTGTATCTATTTCAAATTGAATAGCCCCATCTACAGCTTTACTGTCCTCTGACATAATATAATTGTCAGAATCCTTTATAAGCTTATCAAACTCTTCTTTTACTTTGCCTTGTATCCCTTCCTTATTAAATTTAACCCCTTGTAGTCCTATTTGCTTTATAGCTTGAGACTCATATTGATTTTCTATACCAGCCCTAGCGTACTTTAAAACTTCTTGTTCTGAAAGAGTAATTAATCCTTTTTGCTGCCTAACTGAATTAACTACCTCTCCTGGAGATTTATTTTCAAGTAAAGCAATATCGGACTGCTCAATAACTTCACCCCTTGCAACCTTACCAGATACAACATCTAAGAACTCTAACACCTGCTTGTCGCTGTCTAGGATACCCTCTACTGGCACATTGAGAATCTTAGCAAGCTTTCTTAGCCAATCGTTTATCAAGTCCTTTACAGACTGCGGAGACGACTCGTAGTTCTCTGCTAATATACCAAAAAGTTGAGCCATACTTTCCTCAGATTGAAGCTCAGTTTTGTAATTTTTAGCAAAGTCATCAAGCTCTTTAAGTAACTTTTTAGATGCAACCTTCCGAACAGCATCTATCATATTTGACGTAATCTGTTGTGCTTTAGCGTTTGATATGCCGTCCTTTAGTAGTATTGCATGGAATACTTCGTGTGCAACTGTTCTTGTGTTTGCTTTTTCTAAATTTATCCTTATTGTCTTTGTTCGTAATACATACTCACCTCTTGAAATAGGATTCCCTCCAGCAGCTTCAAACTCTTCTTTAGTATTGTACACCTCAATGGTAACGCCCTTGGCAATCTTTGATAAAGCTTTTCTAGCATTTTCTACTTGCTTTCTAACTTTATTTTTTACTCTACCTTTTCCAAACTTGCTAAGGACTCTTTCTTTCGCAGTAGGTTTTGTAGTTTCTGTTGGAGCAGCCTTTGTTTTTGGTGCAGCTTTTGTAGTTTCTTTTGGCTTGGGTACTTCTACTTTTTCTTCGCCAACAAACTCAATGTACGTTTCTTCAAATATTTGCTCGTCATACTCAGGCTGTTTCATTTGCTCTAACTCAAACTCTTGAGCAATAGCAGGGTCTTTTACTGTTACTTGCTTTCCTTCAGACATTGGAAATGTCACACTTGCAGGGTTGTTATTTTCGTCAAAATTAACAACTCCATCAGAGAATGCTTTATCTCTTCTTCCGAGTATAACTTTAGCATCGTTAGCCTGCTCTATTACATAATAATCTCTACCGTCAGGGCCTTCTTGTATTATTATACTACCTCTCCCTCCTGCTCCTTTGTTATCAGAATATGTGGCCTTTTTCCCTACAAAGTCTTTTTCCCTTTTTGGGCTTGTTTTTCTTGGAGTCTTTTTAACAGTTCGTACTGTTTTTTCTTCGGCAATTTTTCTAGTTTGAGTCTCTGTGATATTGTCATAATTTTCTAATTTTTCTATTTCATCTTCAACTAAAGAACGCATTATTTCAGCATCCTCTGACTTGTCATTTTCTATTTCAGAAAGGTAATCGTAAGCCTCATTGATAGAGTCTTCTAACTCAACTTCGTTGATTGACTCGCCTTTAGATACGGATATTGTTGCATTATTAAATTTTTCTGGTACCTTTATTTCCGCAGGTGCAGTTTCTACACTCACTGGCTTTTCTGGGGTTGGTGGGACACCAGTCTCCTCCTCTGTCGATGGTTTTTCTTCTGATACTACTTCTTCTTTAGGGTTACTAATTTCTTCTAATCTAGTTTGTACTTGTTTAAGTCTCTCTGATTCCGTCTTAGTCAATGCTGCATTGTCAACATCTTTTATTTTTTCTTTTAGCCTACCTTCTTCTATTAAAAGCTCTACCGCCTCTGTTTTATTTTCAGGAGTTAATCTATCTATTTTATTAGCAGTATTTACAGCTCCTTGAGTGTCTCTAAAATTTAATTTTATAGCATCTGACTCCTCTTCTGTCATTCTTCCATTAGCAACTTCTATTTCAACCTGCTCGTCTACAATGTTTGATGTGTTCTTTTTAGAAGATAACTCAATCGTTGTTTCGTCTATTTTAGTGTCAGGCTTAAATACTGAAGCCACATTTTCATATCCACCTTCCTTGGCTTTTTTAGTGGCATCAACCCTGCCACTTACAGTGTTTATATTTTTTATTGCAGTTGGAAGAACGGTTAATGGAGCAGAGCCTAGTCCAGCAAACCCCTCAAAACCAATTTCTTTTACATCCATCTCTTGGCCAGCAGCTAATCTACCTGCAACTTCACCTGTAGAGCCACCAACAACCTCTACAGCACCACCAGCTAATGGAGCTGCTGCCTTTCTTGCCGCCCTACCTGCAACCGATTTGCCTTTCTTAACTGCACCAGCTACTGCTTTTGTAGCCTTACCAGCCAATCCAGCCGATAAAGCCTCTACTGCTCCAATGGCTGCACCCCTACCAACCGCTTTCCTCCTAAGTTCTGAAAGCTTTTCTGGGTCTTGCAATATTTTTTGTACTTTATCTATTGTAATTTCACCGTCTATTTCCTCTTGTAAAAGCTCAGAAAAAGTAAGTCCAGCTTCCATAGCAGTTGCCAATCCAGCAAACCCACCACCTAATGCTCCTGTAGCCGTACCTATTAATGGTATTGAAGACCCAACTACAGCTCCTGTTCCCGCACCAGCAGCAGCAGATGCAGCAACTTCTTCAGACGCAAGAGAGCCTATCTGAGTAGCCATAGAGCTTACGAATAGGCTAGGCAAGACCGTTGGACTTTCTAAAACACCCATTAAAAACCCCATAGCACCGCCACCACTTTCTTCAAATACTCTGTTAAAGTCCTTCATTTCATCAGACTCAGCAGAACCCTTTTGTATTCTTTTTTGAGTTTGAACATAATTGTATAAATCTTGAACGGAAGCATCTTCTCCTGCTGTCATTATGTCTATTGATGGGTCTACAGATTCGGCCTGCAAAAACCCCTGCTTACCTGCTCTATATATGTCTCCAAAGAAATCAGTAAATTCATTCTTCCCGAAGGTTCTTTCAAGCCAAGTGTCTTCTTCTTGTGATTCCGATAAACCATCTTCCGATACTAAATCCATATCTCTTGCTGCCGCAGAATCCTCGACAGCCACTTGCTTTCCCAGGCCATCTACTTTTGTAAGTATACCTTGCTCCACATAGTCGTCAAAATCATCAGGATACAAGTCCCTAAGTGAAGACTCTGGATAGGATACTCCCTCGTACTCGTATAAAGACTCTTCTTGAGTATCTTCAACTTCAACAGGTTCTTCATCTCCTAACTTTTTCAATATACCTTGTTCAACGTATTCATCGAAAGTTTCAGGATATATCTCTCTAAGTGCAGATTCTGGGTAAGATACTCCTTCGTATTCAAATAGATTTTCTTCTTCCATAGTATTTTATTTCGAGAACTTGTTATAGTATTCAGTTAAAGATGTTCCTAGTTCGTCTGATGGATTTACTTTACCTTCTGACTCCAACCACTTCTTCATTCCTTCTTTGCCACCTAAGTGAGCTATAGCTCTTAATCCATCTCTATCATACCCCTCTGCTAAGTCTCCTAATTGGTCTATGTATTTATCAATATCATTAATATGCCAAAGACCAACTTTTGATTGTAAGCTTGGATTTTCTTGAAACTCATCTAAAGTGAATGTAGCTCCAGTAGAATTTTTGTAATCGTTTAATCTCGCCTCACCAAACTGTAATTCACCAACGTATCTCTCTCCAGATTTATTTACTCTTGAAGCCGTTGAGTCGTTAGATGATTCACTTTGCTTTAGTTTATTGTAAAATGTTAGCAAATCTAAGGTAGGTTTTCCACCTTCACTACCCTCTTGCTTTTTAGGTTTACTAATAAATTGCTTGTATGAAGGACTCATTAAAATAGCACCCTTCATATTCCTTTCAAATTTATCTTTCCATCCATCTTCTTCTAAGTCAACCTCAACCTCTTCCCCATTAGGTTTTGTCATTAGAATTACATCAGAACCAATGCTAGTTTCCTCTAAACCAATTCCTAACTGAGACATCTTTTTGAGGTAGTCATCTGACAATGAATCCATAAAGTTTTCTTCTGTTATGTCATCTTTGAAGTTCTTTACTGGGTCAGTTAAGTCCGTAACAATAGAAGGTAATTTAATTTTTGATTGTGGCTTAATTATTCCCTTTGCTTCAGGGTCAATTATATTTAGTAGTGCTCTTTCAGTATTAGACGAATTACTCAAGTCGATTTCCTCCAATACTTTCCTACCTTCCTTCCCTGGTCTATCATAAACAAGTAAAGTGGATGGGTCTCCTGGTGCTAGCTCATATTGATACCCTTTTAATCCATTTAGTATAGAAAAGTCAACCTCGTCAAAATCTCCTCCAGAAAGAAGGTCGTAATTTGAGGAAACAACATTTGAAACAAGATTAGCTTGTTCACTTCTAGGTTTTGGTAGCATACTAGCAGGGGCTGCCTTTGTTGTTTCAATAGGGGCATTTAAAGCACCAGTTCTTTTTAGTGCATCATCCAACCCTATTTTCTGAACAGCTCTTATCACATCGTCACTATATCCAGTTTTACCAAACTCTTCATAGTTTCTATTTGCTAACTCGTTTTCAGATATTAGGATTTCTTCTCCACGCTTTACATCTCCATTCTTATCTCTACCTTCAACTGGTTTGTGAGCAAAATAAGTTTTTCCGTCAATCTCAACTTTTTTGGAGTTAGTTCTAACGTAGTCGTAAATTTCATTTCCACTGAATCCAAGCAAGGTGTTAATTCTTGCATTTGTAGATGTTTGAAGCATTGCTGATGCAGCATCTATGTCAATAGCTCTTTTGTTGGCTATAACTGGAACCTTTCCATAACCCTCTATTGACTCAGACTTCATATATGTCCCATAGTCCTTAACATATTCATCAGTAAAGTTTCCATCTCTACCTAAAACCCCTTCTTCTTTAAGAGACTTTGTTAAATCTGGAACTCCCTCTACATCTCCACCCATAATAGTTGGATTTAATGACCAGTAACCAAAGCTGTATGGACTAGCTCCTGGAGCTAGAGTTTGGTTAAGTAAATTGTTTGCAGACATAGTGTACGAATTCCCATCTATTCCTAGCGATTTATTTAACTCTTCTATTGCCTTACCTTCAGTAATTAACAATATGTCTGTACCGCTTCCTGTATTAACAAGCTCATACCTAATAGATGCATCTATATTATTGTTTGGGTTTTGAGCTTCTGCAAAAACCTGGAAGCGAGGGTCAGTACTGGTTGAACTTACAGAACCACCCTTACCATCCATACCATTATTAAGAATAGATTCATTATACGAATCGGTAATTGAAGTAACAGCCCCAAGTTGCTGTTCTAACCCAGCACTCAAAAACATTTCAGTAGAATTTATAAAAGCTTGGTCATCATCCATTCCATCATAGTAACTTGATGAGGAATTATATCTCATCTTAGCTTGAGCTAATTTATCGACAGTTGATTGAACTCCATCAATAAGGCTTTGGGAGTTAACATTGTTTTTGACAGCAACCTTAGCTATGCCCTTACTAATATCTGATTTGTATTGATTTGCTTTTTTAATTAGCTCAAAGTTCTTCTCTCTATTTTTCTTAGCTACTTCAGCATAGTTTACAGTAGTTTGGGTGATACTTTGTTCTATGTCTTTAACATAGTCAACAAATGCATCACCTAGTCTTGTGTCTACTACTAATCTTGGATTTCTATAACTCATTTCTTATTGTTTATTCTTTATTACCTCCAAACAGACCGCCTAATCCACCACCATCTTTACCACCAACGCTACTTAATCCATAAGCTCCTGCCATAAGTCCTGTCGCCCCTAAGTCATACATACTTTGTCTAGCTAAAACTTGGTTTGCCTGAGATGCTCTTGATTGCGCCCTTGCTTGGTCAGACAATGCTGCATACCTGTCAAGTTGTGCTTCTTCTCTCCTCTCTCTAGCAGAAAATTGTCTCTGCTGTTCTGCCAATGTTTGAGCTTCTAAATATTGCTGACCTTGCGCTCTTAGTTTTTCATTCTGAACCTCTTGTTGCTCAATATTTGCAGAAACATTTTTCTTACTTTGTAGTGCAGCTTGTGCTAATGCAGTTGCGCCACCAGCAGCAGCACCTGTTGCTCTAATCGTGTCTAACGTATTTGCCAATGCAATATCAGTTTGCTCTATTTGAATATCAGTAGCTTGCGTGGCAACACCAAGGTTTGCGTAAGGGTTGCTTAAGTTCTTACTCAAGTCTGTTATGTCTTGCCTATTATTTTCTATCTGAGTTAACTTATTACGCATCTCTGTTGCATAAGTTGCATCTGCTGATGCCTGCTTTCTTAAAGACTCATAAGTCTTCTTAGCTCCAAAGAGTTTGACACCTATTGACGCCAGACCTAGCCCTGCTGAAACTGCTCCTAATCCCATTATTTATTTTTTAAGATTTTACAAAATTTGATGACACTGCAAATAAGTTTTTAGCTCCGCCTAAATCTGTTGTGTCATCCGTACTTAATTTAACTGTAGCAAAAAATCCTTTTATTCCACTCATACTTGCTCCTGGAACAACCTGTCCTGGCATTCCAAATGCAATAGTATTATTACCGTTAGCTTGAACTCCTTTGTTTACTAAGTTAGCAAAATATTTATTATCTTTTATATTAAATCCAACTCTGTATGTAACCCCTGATTCAGTATAAGAACCTTCGTCATAGCTGTATATAAATGACGATTCGTCTTTATAGTTATTACCTTGTAAGTTTCCCGTAGGGTCTGATAAAAAGAAATCAACCTGCCATCCGTTTGTTCCTTCGTAGTTTACTGTATTAAAGTTTTTAGATACAGATACCATTGGGTTGAAAGATAACGTAACAGATGTTGGGTAGTAAGTTCCATAGAAAGTCCCCCTATTATTAATTACACTTTCATCGTAATGTTTCCATATAGAACCACCTTTTGTTGTATAATATACATTGTCTAATGTCCCCCCAAAGCTTGGGTCGTAATCCCAAAAACTAGTCCAACCGTTATTACTATCGTTGAATGATGCGGTGTCATAAGTTTCTAGTTCAGCCTGCTGCATAGATACAACATACTTGTCGTAGTAATTGTCATATGCCCCAACAATTTTATCTTTAACATTTTTATAGAAAGATATGTCAGCTCCAGGATTATACAATTGAACAATGTCATTAAATGTTACAATTTTAGTATTAGGTAGCGGTCCGTTTCCTACATTAACAACATATAGGCCCTCTGGAAATAAGCTACCTGACAATGCTTGCATTCCAAGCTCTAGGTTTTCAACGGTGTTTACAGCTGAATCAGTAAAATAAAGATAATTATTAAAGCCTTCAGGCTGTTGTATGTTTAATGTTAAAGATACTTGAAAGCTTTGTGGACGTTCAGAAATATTTGCTAACGTATCACGGAAGTAATCCCTCATACCGTACCTACTTATCTCAGTAAGGCCATCTCTTGAAAGCCTCATTATTGCTCCTCTATTTTTATCAGAAAAATACATTCTGTAACCTTTAAATGCAAAAGATTCAGGATTATCGCTTATACCATACTCTCCAGCATATTGATTTATTTGACCTAATACAAGCTGAGATGCAGTAAGTGTTGGATTTCCATCAGCACTATATATTGCATCTTTGTCTATTAAAGCATTACTTACTTTGTCTTCTTGAAATATTATTAAGTTTGTATCTGTTGTATATAGTTTTTGTATCTCACCATATCTAGGGTCAAGTTCTTTGGTTATGTTTTCACCTACTGAGAATACATTGGTTTCGTTAACACCCGTTCTTGAGTTATATAAGCCAGAATATATAATGCCATTAGATAGCGTAAGCTCAGTATCCTCTGATTCAGTTATGAATGCTTTAACGCCAAGGTCAACAATTGTATTGTTATACCCCCCACGTATACGAGCTTCTTCAATATACCAGTCGAATAGCACATGGTCCTCATTAGTTGATGCCTCTAAAGGGAATCTAGGGTATCCAGTGGGGTTCCAAGGGAATGATGGCCAAGTTGCTTTACCTGGTCCAGCAAGCCCGTCATCTACTACTTTTTTGGCTAAAAAGCAATTAAAATATTCTATTTCTTTAATTAATCCCATTATATGTTAATTATTTCTTTTCATTGTAAAATATACATAAAACTGTCCAAGATAGGTTGAACCCCTTACATTCAAAGCTCCACTACCTTCGTTAGCATCATATACATCAGCTAAAAACCTATATTGGGTATCTGTTCTTTGTAAAAAATCACCAACATTTTGATTAGACCCTGAAATAAAATTCGGCCAGTTTGTCCCATTAACATTTAAACAAGTGAGACTACCTTTAAATTCAAGATTCTCATTTACTCCATATGAATTTGTTTGTAACCGCAACACATCGGATGCATATAAGCCGTAACTTTCCCAGTCTGCACCACCAGGTTTTCCCACCCAATAAAATTGCAAGAAAGAGTCTTTCTGAAACTTCCATACCATACCCTCTTTAGCTTTGCTTATATTAGGGTTATTAGTTCCATTTCTGGAATCAAAATTATACAGCGGAAAATATTGGTTAAATATGTTCGTTCCAGATGCCTCCGTTGGCCAATTTGCGGATGGAATATTATACTCAACTACAGGGTTTGTAGTTAACCCAACAATTGTAGGTTTTACGTTTACTAATTTATTGTTGTACCCGTTATACCCTATAGCAATTTCATTGACTTCATTTGGCTTTTGTAAACTGCTCCTATCTACAGTGCATCTAAATATAAATCGATACTCGTCAAAGGAAGCACTTGTTTCCGTATAGGTAAAGTAAGAACCAGAAGTTGTTCTTAACTTAAACCTATTAGGACTAGATGGGTCAGTATATATTTCAAAAATATTGTCATTTGTTATATCTTGTTCTATTCTTGTAGGAGATGTCAGAACTATTTTAAAAACTTGTAATAGTTCTACGCTTACTTTACCTGGAAACTTAGTAGTTAAACTAGTACCTACTGAGTTTGTAACATCAAAGAAAGATGTACTAACAAAGTCTCCTGGAGCTGTAGATTCTTTTAGGTCCCACGTCCAACCTACTATTTTTGCTGGAAAATCACTTCCAATATTTGATAATATACTTTGATTTAATTCAGATATAAGCCCTGAACTACCCGTTTCATAAAATATATCTAAACTAGATTCAAATGGTTCTGTTTCATATACGTTTAATCTTAAATCTTTATAGCTTATGTCGCTACCAATAACTTCGTTACCCCCAGGAGTGCCAACCGCCTTCTGTGTGCTAAGTTTAGCTATGTATGGATTTGCCCCTAAGTTTAATTCTCCAGTTATTGGAGGAGTAACATTAGGTTGTGCTTGTACTTGGGCTTTTGGTATTCCATAAAAAGGGGACACATTGTAGTCTAAACCATTAACATCTAAATTAACTCCTATTTCATCTCTTGTCCCTATTAAAACTACTTTATCAGGAGTTGGAGATGTTTCAAATTGTTGATTAGTTGCCTCATTAAATATTACCCCATTGTTATTTACCCTAGGGTATAAGTTTACAGAGCTTGAAAATTGAAGGTCTTGAGGCCCTACTTCTTTTAGGTCTCTTGGCACTTTGTTTATATTATCTGAAAACAAAGTTAAAAAAGCAACTTCTTCAGATAAAGGACTTACGCTTATTGGTACAGTCATTGTCGCACCAAGTACTGAACTTGACACCGTTATTGTGCTACCAGTAGGATACCTACCATTTCCTGGGTCTGTTATAGTAACTGACTGTACAGTACCATCCGCATTTATTATAACTTGTAATACTAATCCTACCCCAGCAGGTGCACCAACAATAGTCCAGCCTGAGGTAACACCAACTTCTCCACTATATTGACCCGCATTATATCCACTATTAGGGGTAAAACTAAGTGATGGGGCAGTACCTGGGTAGTTATTTAAAACTGTTGGTAGGTATACATTGTAATAATCTTGTTCTTTTTGTTGAACAACTACTTTATAGCTATACCATCCCGTAGGGTTCTCTTCCGAGTACAATCCAGCATATCCAGGATTTCCTATCTGAGATGGAATTAAACCATTAAATTGTATTTTTAAAGAGTCACCTCTATATACTTTTGTAGAAGTTAAAAATGTAGATGATTTAGAAAGGTAAGGATTGTAAATTGTTGAAAGTTCAGATGAGATAACATCGGATTGCCTGCCAAATTTATCAACTAAAACAAATCCAACCTTATAAGACCTGTTCTGCTTTAGCGAATGGTTGGGGTATTCTATTTCACTTACGGAATCAAACTTTCCCGCTTTTGGTTTTTCCCCAGCAAATACTGAGAATGGTAAATTTGAAGGTCTTGATGTCCTTACTAAATAGTTGCCATACATAACTCTATTTCCAGATAGCTCTTGAGCTTTTGCCCTAATTGGCACTTTGTCTGAAACTCTAGTAGTTTCGATAGATTGAAGTGTTTGTATTGGAATTTGAGATGTGTATTGATATAAAAATTCTGTATTTCCATTAGACTTCAAATCAGCCGTAGGTATGGTTTCAATAATTTTTATAGCATTAGAGTCAGACTCTTTATATAATATATCTATTTCTTTTACTTTTAGGTAAGAACTTAAGCTAGACACCGTGGAAACTCCTTCTGGCATATCCATTAATAAACCAATTGAATTTACTTTGTTTTCAAAAAAACTTATTATAGTGCTTTCTATAGCTCTGTTTTCGTCTGAGTTTGCTTCTGAATCTTGAGTGTTATTAGGAATTGAATCTTCTAAAAAATAACCGTCTTGTCTTGGTATAAAGGCAACTTGTGAAAATGGAGCGATTAAAGAATATTCGTCATCATCATACTTAAATCTATAACTGAATCTAACAAATCTATCTGTCAAGTAATCAACATCGCCACCAAAGGTTGCATCATAGTAAGGGTTTGCCCCTATTGTAACTGTGTCAGAAGTATTAATTACCACATTGTTTTCAAGAGTAATAGTAGTTCCATTTATTTCTGTAACCTTTATGTTATCTGAAACAGTAATTAATTCAACATTGTTACTATTAACCGATGTTACAGTTGCACCAACCCAATTTAAACTTATACTTTTGTCGGCTGTAAATTGGTTTGTACCTCCAGCAATAGCTTCAACAACTTCAGTTTTAGGTAAATTTTTAGAAATAACATCCTTCATAGTGGAGTCTTGATTTAAGTTATTCCTAGTTAAAGTTATAACTAAATCTTCCGTACTTCCTAATTCCGCCGCAAGTATAGTTATTGTATCACCTACTGCAAACCCAGTCCCTAATAAAGAAATATCATCAGATACAATAACCGATTCAACAAGACCATCACTTACTAAAACTGTTATAGTCCCACCATCGCCTGCCCCAGACGTTATAAAATTACCAGTGCCTATAACACCAGTATAAGAGCCATCTTCGCCATCATCTATATTTGTTGTTATATTTAAAAAAGCAGAAGGAAACAAATCCCCATTCCCTGTCAGCTTAGATAATTTTAATGGCTTCCAAGGATAATACTTTGCTACAGAAATATCCTCTTCTTTTGAATAATAGGATGGATTTGACAATGCCGTAGTCACATTTATCTTTCTTGGCTGATTCCTATTGTCCGTAAAAAATAATAAATCTTCTATTAAGTTTATTCCTAAAATAGGGTTTAGTTTAGCAAAGTTTAAAAAATTACCACTAACTAAAACAGAACCAAAATTATTTATTGTATCATATACGCATATGTAATGATTAGATTGTGTTGGTGCAAAATTGGATAATCCATCATTAGAAACATCATTCCAATCAGTTATAAATGCAAACAGCCTATTATTAGCTGTATCTATGTAAAACCCTATTATTTCAAGATTTACCCCTGTTAACCCAAAGTCAGTTAGCAAAGTATTTCCACTAACATTTTGAAGTAAGCCAGAATCACTACCCTCAGAATTTATTATTGCCGCATTTCTTGCGTCTATGTAATCTTGGTTTGAAATCATCCTTGGGTTAAGGTCTTTGTTCATCTTAGCCCCAACAAATATATTTTTAACTTCTGGCATATTATATTATTTTATCCACTTAGATTTACCTCTCATAAGCTGCGTAAGCTCACCAATTTTAATGTTCGATAACCTTATCTTAGCGTTTCTTAACTTTGCACTCCTCTCTCTTTTTAATCTATTAACGATGTACTCAGGTTGGTTAATTCTACTTGCTATAATAGCGTGGCTTATATGGGCGTACATAGCGTCTTCTATCATCTTTGGGACTCTAGTATCCAAGTCGTACGCTAAACCGTCTGAGATGTACTCTATGACAATCAGACAACCTTTTAAATTGCTTGAGAATGTAAATACCCCTCTTTTATCGTCAATACCAAACCAGCCATTGTTTTGAGTTAGCACAGGGTCTTCCCCATATCTTTGTCCGTAAAAACCTCCCCAATAGTAATTGTCAAGATACATATCGTCTACACTGTATCCTTCGTTTACTGAATCTTCAAAATATAAACCTGTTATCTTTTTAGTGTCTGCTGCTCTCCATCTTTCCACCGTTTGAGATGGGTTTGTGTCTACATTTTCTTCAAGATTGTCTTGAACTATTTGACCTGTTGAGTCTTGCTCAGGAGCTTCTGCTGGGTTTATCGTAAGGTTTGTATTTGGGTATATAATTCTTTTTACACCTAAGTCGTCAATCCAAGATAGTCTCACATAGTTCACATAGTCCTGTGGTATTACTGCTGTAAGGCTTGGAGATATTGTAAGCTCTTGAGATTTAACAGACTTCAATGTGTCATAGCTAAACTCTTGCATACCTCTCTTGGCGTGAAATATCACATCAGTTCTTTTAACGCTTGGTATTAGTTTTCCTGCGCCAACATATGCAACAATAAAATTGTTAATAATATCATTTAAAGATGTATACTGATAGCCACCGTAGTTGCTTTCTTTTGCGGTCTCAATAAGACTTACAACTATATCTGAGCCAGCAGGTGGTATTATAACTCCTCCCCCAAAAATATTAAATCTTATAGTGTTCTTTGGCGTAGATAATAGAGTGTAGTTGGTTGCTATTACTCCATCTACTGTTACAGAAAAGTTTGTATTAGAAACCCCTGCTACCGTTGCAACTAAATCAGTATTAAACGTGCAAGTGAAGTCTGCCGTTACACCATCTCCTTTAAAAGATTGCTGTCCAGCGTAGTATTGTGCATTAGTTTCGGTGATTAAACCACCATTTGGATTTGGCATATCTTATTAGCTTTTTTCGTTTATTTCATCTCTCTGTACTTGACTTGCAGCTACTTGAATAATTTGTGGGTCTTTCACAACAACGCCAAAGTAGAACAATACCCTTAGTATAAACTCTGTTTGCTCAGATACATCAAGCTCTATTTGTGTAGAGCCGTATGTGCTATTAGCATTAAAGTTAGCGGCTGTTAGAGTTATTACTAAGTCACCCCCAACTCCCCCACCAAAACTAGCTCCAGCAAAAGTAACCGTATCTCCAGAAATGTAGCCTGTTCCAGCACTAGTAACATCTATAGTTGTAACATTTGCTGAACCATTAACTCCTGAAGTAGTAATTGTCACAGTTAATCCAGTCCCCAAACCAGATGTAGCACTTTGTACAACTCCAGTCGATATTGTTACGTTTTTATCCGATGGATTTGTACTAATGCTAGATGTTAAAGTTCCAGTTCCTGTGTTTATTAAGCTTTCTCCATAAACGGTTGAGTCGTAAACAAACTGTCCAACAGAACCAATAGAGTACCCCCATCTAGGGTCTAGTGGCTTTCTTAAGAAGTTTACACCTATATTACTTGTAATGCTGTCAGGCTTTACAAATAGCTTTTCATTCTCAAACAAATAAGTTGGGAAAGATTCTGTAGATTTAGTTAATGGAGATTTTTGTATGTTGTAGAACTCCATTCTTTGAAGTCTTTGCAACTCAGTTGTATCCTTGTGTACAACAGCCCCTAACCGATAAAACTCTACCGTATTACCGTATATATCGGTTGTTGGTAGAGTAAAGTAAGGATTACTTGGTACAGTCGCTGCATCGTATGTAGCTGTACCGAATGTCTTGAATATGGCAAGCTTCTCATCAATATTAGCTACCCTATCAGCGTAGTCATTATCGCTTTGAGGCACTCTAAGTTGTTGATTTAGGTCTTGACTGTACTGCTCAAAAATCTCTAATTGAACTTGGGCGGAAATCTTATTGAACTCATCAGGAGTTACATACCCTCGTTCTTCTTTGTTAAGTATAAGCAACACAGTTTTGTATACTGTATTTACATTTATTGCCATATTAATATTTCTTTTTATTTATAAAGGATAGGTCAACAATTAAGCTAACCTACCCCTTACAAATATATTTACACATTAAGAGAATTTTTTCTCTATGCTTTGATACACTGCCATACCTTCATCAGTCTTAAACCAACTTGCTAGTGCAGAGTATGGATGCTCGTCAAAAGGAACCTCCATTAGTTTTCTACCATTGACAGCCCAAGAGAATGTTCTTTGGTCTGGTGATAGCTTGATAATTCCAGCCTCTACTGCTCTAATACCAAAACTTCTAAGCTCTACATTTTCGTCTTGTGCAAGACTGATAAATAGTGCAGGATTGTTTTTGGCAAGTAGCATCAAGTCTCTCTTGAGTTCCTTAGTTGTCATCTTAGAAACAGCACTGCCAACTTCCGTTCTTAGTATCGCCTCAGCGTGGTCAACATCTAATTCCCTTGCTAGGTTGAGTGCGTCAATTTCAAGTTCTATATTATCCAATTCATTTACGGCTTCAGCAACTTGGTCTTGCTCTGTATAAACTAAATTTCTTTGAGGATGATATAGAGATAAAAGTTTTTGTAAGTTTTGTTTTTCTTTAGGAACCATTAACACTCCATTTTTAAAAACAATGTGTGCCAATGTTACAGGCCCGTTCTGCTCATCAACAAATGGAGATACTTGGTTTGTTGCATACCTTAGTTCTCTTTCGTATCCTAAATCTGCATCAAAATACATAAGGGGATACCTCTGTGAGTGCTTTGATGCCAATGTAAATGTTAATGGTGATAATCCGTTTTTTAGATAGTATCGTCTATCTTTAACCTCCCACTTAGTAGAAGATTTTTCTTTTGCTTTTGTAGCCATAATATATAATAAAATTTAATAAAAAAAATAAATAAAACTTGGAGCCGCACTAAGCGACCCCAAGTAATATTTGTTGTTTGCAATTATGCAGCTGTAAACAATACGAAGTTGTTAGCAGCCTGAGTTACTAAACATCTTTCAGACAAGAAGTTCACGGTCATTGCATCTAAATCAGAAGTGTAAGCACCTCCAACAGACCCAGTAATCCAAGACTTCATTCTTCTGTCGTCAGCTTCAGAAGCTCTGTAGCGTACGTGCAAGAATGGTCTTCTGATGTTAGTTCCCAACATTTGGTCGTAAACTGTACTTGTTCCAGCAGGAACCAATACACCTTCGATGTTGTCAATTAAACCACGAGTGGTAGCATCGTTTAGGTATTTCCAGTCAGTTTTGTAGAAGTCATAAGAACCTCTTCTAAAACCAGCAAATCCTAAGTTTAATGCCATTTCCTCAGAGTTTTCAAATACACCGAAAGAAGAACCACCAGCTCCGTAAGAGTTCTGAGCAGCTAACATATCATCAAAGTCTAAAGAAGTAGCTCTATCTAAGAATAACATATTCTCTTCAATAGCTCCTTGCTTGTCAAGGTTCTGAAGAATTAAATCAAAGTCACCCAATGCACTTCTAGTTCCACCACCAGAGCCAGAACCACTTGCATAGTTTTGGTATACGTTACCTCTTGCTGTAATAGCAGCAAAAAGACCTTCAGTACCAGCAGTGGTAATTCCAGTAGCAAGACCTTCTTGAGTAGCAACACCAGATGTAGCAGTAGCAAGTTCGCCTTCAACTACAGCCATTTCTAAGTAATCTTGGAAACGTAGTCTAGTTTCTCCTTCAGATTTCAAATACCATAGGTATCCGTTTGTTCCATCTTCAGCAGCAACTTCAACCCATCCAATTTGTGCAGCATCAGAACCACTAATTTCATAGGTGTCTTTGATGATGATTGGCTTGTTGTTGTACTGTGTGAAAGAAGCTTCCAAAGAACCTGACATTCCGTTTTGTCCTTTAGCAAATTCAGAACCGTAAACAAATACATTTACTTGTCCGTTTGCAATGCTGCTTAAGTCAGCAGTAGTGTAAGACAATACTGTAATAGCAGTGTCAGTTACACCAGATACATAACACTTTAGTGTAATCAAACCAGTAGCAGCATCTGCAACAACAATAGTGTTACCAATTCTTACAGAATGTTTTCCACCTTCTAAGTGGCCAGCACCAAATGTAATAGTTGAACCAGTAGCAGTGTTATTACCACTCAATGTTACTGTAAGGTTCCCAGCACCAGATTCATATCCAATGTGTAGTCTGTTTTGCTCAGACCATACAACTTGGTCAGAAGTCATTGGCATTTCAGCACCTACCATTCTTAAGAATCCTGATAGAGTTCTGTTACCATAACGCTCTACTTCCATTTCATAAAGCTCTGGCAAGTATTGTTGAGCAAAGTCATTACCAGCTCCGCTAGTAAAATCTAAATAGTTTTCAGCCAACGCTGATTTTGTTGGCATCGGTTTTAGGCTAAATGAGCCTAAAGGGTCATTAGTTGAGAATGTTCCCATTTTTTTAATTTTTAAAGTTTGTTTTTTTAATTTTTAATTTTGAAGAATCCACTCCACTTATAGCTTTAACCTTCAACCCATTTATGTACACGCTATCGCCAGCAGTTTTTCTTGGTTCGTCAGATAAATTCTTAGATTTATTGACTACCTCCTTAACTGCATCGGCTTTACCTTGCTCATAAAAGTGAGTTGCAATCTTGTCCATATTTGAAGCAGCATACATCGCTTTGTGATAACCTTTGTGGTCTTTAATCTCTCCATTTTCTCCCAGAAACTTTCCGATGACATTAGAGATATCTGACTGTTTTTCAGCAAGACTGTTCGGATTGTTAACGCCATACCTGAATTTCTTTTCACCAACGGTAAAATCAAAACCTTTGAAGTCGTTGTTGAACATTTCAGTTGTAGCTTTTTTAAACCTGTCGTGCTTTTGTTGGTTCAAAGCTTGTTCTTCGTTATATCGATTAAAGAAGTCCATTGCTTTTTGTTGCTCTTGAGTTACGCCTGGTCTTAACTTAATCTCATCGTAATATTTACCCTTTAAGTCTTCCAAAAAGTTTTTGGCTTCTGAAACCTCTTCTTTAAACGCAAGCTTCTTCTTGCGTATGTCTCTTTCTTCATCTAAATCTTCATCATATGAAAACTTATCTTCTAAAAGGAAATTAATCTCATCATCATCTAGATGAGGTTTACTTTTTCTGTAGTACTCCTTTAGTAAGGTGTTGTTGTCCACATTGCTGTAGTCTGCATTTAACCTTACATAGTCCTCTACAGTTCCACCTGTTTCTTCCATAAATGAAACAAGCTTTTCTATATTTTCAGGAAGCGGCTTACCAGTCGATGCGGATTCGTTAATTGCATCTGACATCTGTTGAGTTGTAGCCTCTACCTCTTCCTCTTCTGTTATTTCTTGTATTGTGACTGGCTCTTCATCTTGAACGGAGCTTTCCCCTGATGATACTTCTTCAACCACTTCTTGTACAGCTTCGGTTGGTTTATCTGTAACCACATCTGTTGCTTCTTGCTCTTTATTGGCATTGTCTTGTTTTAATTCAACCTTAGTAACTTGTTCTTCGACATCTTCTTTTTTGGAAGATAGATTCACCTTTACAGGCTCACTAGTTTTCCCAAGGTTTTTCATTTTGGGTTTACTTTTAATTTTAAAGTCACCCTCTTGTTGCACTTTTTTTTCTGACATAATATAATATAATATGAATTAAAAAATTCTATTTAGCTAGGCTCAAACCTATCTATACCAACCCCTCCTAATACATCATTACCTGAACTTTCAAAGTTTTTCGGTAATAAGTTATTTTTTCTTTGGTCGATTAGCTCTGATTGTACAGTTCCCTGCACCTTTATTCTTTCATCCTTTCTATCTTCAATCTCTTGCTCTTTTTGTATTTCAGCAATACCTTTGGCTTGTGCGAGCTGTACATTGTAATTAAACTCTTCAGCCATCAACTCTCTTTTAACTTGAGCTTCCGCTTGAAGTCTTTGTATCTCAAACTCAGTCTTAGCTTTCTCAAGGCTTACTTTTTCGGCAGTTATAACCTGTTGTTTTTGTGCCTCTGCCAATGCAGCCTTTTCAGATGCTTCAGCATTCGCCTGAGCTTGTGCTTGAATGTTTTGCAGTTGAGCTTGTCTAGCAGCTTCTTGTTTCTTTCTTCTCCTGTCTTTCAACATCTCATTTGCAAGCTGAAGATTTTTTACTCTTCGTATATCAATAGCATCCTCAAGGTCTATACCTCCTGATTGCAACGCTACTTGTATGTTTTGTTCTAACTGTGCCTTCTCTTCTTCATCTGGCTCTAACTCTAAAAAGATTCCAAAGTCGTGCAAGTTTAATTGAGACATCTCCTGCATTGTAGCAGTATTGAATTTAGTAATGCTATTTTGAAGAGAGTTTGCGGTCAAAGCAAAGTCCAACGAGTCGGCAATCCTTCTAGAGATGTTTTCGCAAGCTCTAAGCGTCAAATAACAACTCGCCTGTAGTATGTGTCGTGTAGCTACATTAGATTGATTAGCGGCAATCTTTTGAAGTCCTACGAGTGCATTCTTGTCAGGAGTTGAGCCGTCTCTTGCTTCATTAAGTCCTGTTACATCTCTTATCATCTGTAAGTAGTACTGATACGTCTGTATCAACGATGCAATTTTAGCACCCCCACTTGATGATTGAAGTTCTTGAATTGGAACCTTACCTCTATTTAATTCCCCATCCTGTGTTAAAGACCTACCCAATACACTACCAGTTTGGAAGTACATATTAAGAGCCTCTGCTGGACTGTATGTTGTTCCGTTTCCTAAGTCAACTTCTGCAAGACCATCTACATCCAAAAATACACCATCAGGAACCATCTTGGTCATAACCTGCTGTAACTTCAAGTGCGTAATCTGAATCATATCAGCAAAACCAGTAATTCTATTTACAACAGAGTCAATTCTTCCGTTATACATTCTTGGTGCACACAATACATAGTTCATTTCTACCTTTGTAGTGTCTGCAAATGGTCTTGTCATATTTTCACACAAATCCCATTTTAGCATTGTATTTGTTCCAAGAACCTTAGCACCACTATAAAGAACCTCTATACTTCGAGACACTTTACTAAATGTATCGTTTTCTGGTGGATTAAAGTCATCAGACTTTTCAATAGCTTTTTCTAATCCGTTTGGTCCTTTCTTAATTTTAAATACCTGGTTGTTATATGTCTTGTATTCAAAGTACAATACTTGAACTGTGTTTTCATCATACCCTTTCCACCCAGTTAAGTACTCTCTATTGCCAGGCATATCCTCAATCCTCTTCAATTCGTCTTGAGGTATATTTGGAAACTGCTTCTTAAGCTCTGGTATTGTTACGGCTTTTACTTCTCCGACATAGTATATGTCTTCAAAGTTAGGGTCTTCTGTATATGAATAAACTAAGTTTGCTGGGTCGCAGTATTCAACTCTTACGCCATTAGCTTTATTCCAATTTGTTTTTACGGCACCTATCCCAAGAACAGTTAAATCGTAGTTAAATCTTTTCCTTACTTCATCAAACTTATTCTTAGCCAACACTTGATTGATTGCCTCTTCCTCTGCAATCTCTATTGACTGCTTGTAGTCCAACTGCATATGCAAAGAAAGCTCCTCTTTTGTTTGAGGCAACTCCTCTGGATTGCTAGTTTTAAAAGCATCTATACCCAAAGATTCTTTTAGTTGCATTAACTGTTCTTTTACAACCATATCTCGCATTATAGCTTCGGCATAGTTAGTTCTTTGTTTTATTGCCTCTGGGTCTTGTGCATAAGCATTTATCTCATACTTCTTTTCTGTTATTCCATTTGCTACAATGTCAACAAACTTAGATACAACAGGTACAGGCTTCCAATCTAAATTCAAATAAGACAGGTCGCCATTGATAGCGAGTTCATCTTTGTATTTTTGAACAGGTTGCTCACCTCTTGCATAAAGCCTAAGGGTGTGGAAGTGGTTGTAATTAGTAGCGAACCTATTTCCATAACCACCTTGATTGAACCACTCAGATTCTATGGCTTGGGCAACTTGCCTGCCATACTCTGCGCTATTCTTTTCCTCGTTGCTAACAACTTGGCTAGGAAATACGCTATTTGGATTTGCAACTACATTCATCTATTAATTATTTTTGAAACATTCCCAGTATTATCATATCTTAATAATCCTAGGTTTATATTCTTTCTTACTACTTTATTTACAGGCGCATACCTGTTTCTATTACAAGCCATAATGGCTAATCCTGAACTTATAGAAGCATCGTGAGATGTCCTGTTATTTATATTAAATCTTGCCCAATCTTCCAATGTTCTTTGGAAGTACACATCCCCCATTTCATCGTCACCTAAAATACCAACTAACTCCTCTATATATGTTTCTATTGCGGCAGCGTGTGCCTGCTTTATATCTTCACTTGAGTTTGGTATTCCACCTATCTCTCTTTCTGTTGCTGATAGCTTTGTATATGTCTTATCTGGTCTATTCATTGAAAAGCCTCTATAGCCCCTATTTTTAAAGTGATATAAAAGTCTCGGCTTGTTGTTCTCTGCAAGTATTGGCATACCATAAAAAACGCAAGCCATCAATATATCTTCAAAAAATATCTCAGCAGTTTGAGGTCTTGCAATGTATTCTAAAAAGAAATGATTGCTTGGGGCATCTTCCATACTAAACTTTGTTAGTCCGTGTGCTGAACCATTTGAACCTCTTTTATCTACTGTCCCAGATATATCGTAAGGGTCACATCCAAATGCTCCTAAATGTTCGTTACCTGGATACTTAGTTCCATTCTTAACTACAATTCTATTTTGTAAGCTAACAGGCGGAATCCAAGTTATATAGAATCTTCCTTTTGGGTTTGGCATAAACACAACCCTTGTATCTATTATGCCATTTTCCCACTGAAAGCCTCCTCTTGTTATCAGTGAACTTGACCGCATACCTTCGTTGTGGTCTATCTGCTGATATATCTTTGTTAAATTAAATATAGACTCTTTTGCTTCGTCTCTAAATGCGTGTTGCTCAGTTCTTGGAAACTGTCTATAAAATTCATTCAACCCATCTTGGTCATTCTTAAGACCTTCAACTTCATTTTCCCAATACTCTATTACGCCTTGCTTAATAAATCCTCCATAAGGGTCTTTAACTGGCTCTTCTGGCGTATCGAATACAGGTAATCCATAAGAATCAATGTATCCCTCGTAGTTCCATTCCATAGGTATGAACAAAGAATATAGTCCAGAAGAAGTCTGTCCGTTGCTATTTCTGTTCGTAACGTCTGATGCATAGTACAGTTTTTTAAAGTTCTCTCCTCCTTTATCTAAAGCGTTAGACGTAGAACCCATCATACACTTACCTATTATTCTGCTACCTAATCTCAAACAGGTTTTTGTTACTCTCCAGTTATTAAGTATGTTATTTGGTCTTTCCCATTTCCCAGACTCATCGTGTACAAGTAACTTTAGTTTTTCTCCATCATAGGAGTTGTCGCCTGTATTCTTCCAATCAATAGTAGTATCCAACCCTTTGATATCTTCTTGCTTTTCGTTAATATCAAGTTTCCTTCTCGTAAATTTCGATGCTGGTACTCTATATGCAAGTTCAGTCTTGGGTCTGTCCATTCCATCTTGTATAGGTTTAAAGAAGAATGGGTAGTTGACTGAGATTGGTACAACCTTGTCGGTAAACATCTTTTTTGCATCAGGCCCTGACTTTGATAGTATTCCATATCTTGAGTCAACCGATATTGTAGCAAGATTGACTGTCTCTCCAGACGACATAAAGGAGAATCCACTCCGTCTATTTTTAAGGTAGCACATTCCAAAGCACCTTGTGTCTGCCTTGCAAGCCTCCCAGAATATATAGAAGAGTCTGTTTGACTCCCTAAAGTCTGGCTGTCCAACGTCAATCTTTGACCATTGCAAGTACATATAATGAGAGCCAGTAATATAAGTAGGATTACCCTTATTATTAAACCAAAATCCGTTTTCCCTTCTTTCAAATTCTTTTTCAATGTAATCGTACCATTTTTCTTTAAATTCTTCTGGATATTCTTTCCAGTCAAATATTGTTTTTATTCTCTGAAGCTCCTTTGGATATTCTATCTGTTTCCATTTATTATCCTTGAACTTATAAGTATCAACTTCTTTTGGTAATGCAATCTTTAGGTTTTGTATTTCGTACACCTCACCTATTTGACCTGTATTGCTAATTACAATTACATCAAACTCTTCATCATAACCATATTTCCAAGACTTATTTCTGTTCTTTTTCTTTATGGTGGAAGGCTTTATGTGGTCATCTAGCACCCTATATAATGTCTGGGTGTATGACTTACTTTGAGTTAGCTCTTCCTTCTGCAAAACCTTTAAATTCTTTTTTCTTTACTTCCTCTTTAGGCTTGTCGTTCATAATATCTTCTTCATCTTGGATGCGCTGAAGTATTTCAAATGCATCAAATATAGCAAGTTTTTTTGTAGCTGCTGCGTTCTTCAATCTATCAGCAGATAGGTCATCACCTGAATCTATTATAGCTTCTTCTGCAACTTTGATAAGCTCATCAACAGCTCTTCGCCCAGCTTGGATTATATTCCTCTTCGTTTCCTTTATATTCATAGGTAGCAACGATGTTAATTAATTTCATACAATATAATAGTTCCCCATCTATAACAAACTCAAACTCTGATGTTGGCCTAAAGGAAACAAGGTCTCCTTCGTTCACACCAAGCTCAACTAGCTCTTTGTTACCATACTTTAAAACACCCATAAGTGGCTTCTCTTTCTCTAAAGAAAATATGCTATCACTTAGTATTGGTTTTACAAAACAATAATCGAGATGAGTGTTATTTGCTCCGTACATATATATCTGCTCAGGGGAGCAAGCATACATATCTTCCTTTATAAAGCTTCTACTGTTTTTTTCATTGCCTCTAATGTCATAAAACCTTCTAAACACATTGTGGTGAACAACAACCTTGTCGCCAACCTTTATATCAGTTTCTATAGCTAATGGCAATGCAACCACTTCTGCTAACTTGTTTACGCTTTTAAACTCTTCAAGCCTTGTGTTTACAATAAGGTCAACATCGTCAACCTTAACAGTATTATTGTATCGACCCTCTATGGGTTTTACGATAAAATCGTGGATACTTTTCATTAATACTGCAAGTCATATTCAACAGATATTGCCATATTAGAATTAAACTTTTTCCAAGGCAATGTTTCTTTTTCTTTTTGAATATAGATGTTATAAGAGTTATCTTTCTCATTGAAGAGAATATCAGATATTTCGTGACCACCATACACCTGCTGTCCAACAGAGTAGTGCATAGCGTCATTTTTGTAATCAGACCCTATGCTGATTTTTCTTATAACATTACTCATTATTCCTTAGTTATATCTTCAACCTCAGAGTAACTTCCATCGTCAAGATTAATATTTACACGACCATACTTTTCTTCAAGTGTGATTTTTGTTTTTTCGACTTCTTGATTTACATCAAGCATTACGCCCATAACCTCGTGCTTCCTAAGTTCTAGTGTTCCGATGTCTTGTTTAATTTGAGCAATTTTTGTTTGTTGCTCTCTGATAAGCTCTAGCTCTTCATCTGTAATTCTATTCATATTAAATTAAATTTGATTCTTACTCTTTTTATAATTACTTACTTTTTATTATTTTTCTGCTGATGTCCCATAATAGTAGGCAAATATGTTTGAAATTACCACACCTTCAACCATACCCATTAAATGTACAAAGAGTTCGTTATGTAAAACTCCTTCCTCGTAAACTACTGCGTATATGATAAATAAGAAAGAAACTAACCCAACGATACCTGTAAGCATCATCATAGTATCTTTCCCACCTGCCTTTTTAACTTCAACCTCTCTATTTCTAGCAGATTCTCTATCCTTTACTTCTAACTCATACATTTCTTTAGTTTGAGCTAAAGCTTCTTTTTTGTCTTCTGGGCTAATCTTTTCGTCTTTCTCTACAAGGTTTTTAACAATACCTAAAACACCTGCGTCTGGTAATAAGTCTCCAGCTATATCTAATATATGTGGAGCAGTCTTACCTAAAAACTTACCTAACTTTGTATCTTTAAATTTCTTAGACATTGTATTTTTTATCTTTATATTTAGTTTTAGATTTCTTATAAGCCTCTGCTTCCCAAGGAGAGTTTTTAGGGCTAGCCATTGCTACACCCTTTGAACTTTTTGAATATGCCTTACCCTTCCAATAAATGTTCTTGTCATCATAATCTAAGTCACCTCGTGACATTTGGTTAATGTGAACCATTTCATGTCTTATGACTTCATTATGAAATTTAGGGTCAAGCTTTTCATTAAGCACAATAGTTCCATTCCTGTTGCTTTGACCAAGAACACCAGGCCCTAAGTCTGCGTGATACACAGATACAGGTTCCTTTTTGTATGGAGGGTTAGACAGTTTAAATGCCATTGTTACTTACAAGACTTTTTACCCATCATTGCAGCACCTCTGCCACCCATATGCTTAGAAATTTGGCAACCTGACTTCATCATAGGTTTATCGTATCCACCTTTCATCATAGGTTTATCGTATCCACCCATCATAGGCTTGTCGTAAGAACCCATAGAAGTTCCTGCCATATTAATTCCAGACCTCATATCAACGCTCCCTTCGTCAGATTCTTCATCTTTTTTATCTTCAGAATCTTCATTTTTTGATTTTTCTTTTTTAGTAAGAGTTTTCTGAATTTGTTTTTGGCTATCTTTCATTGAAGAAATTAAACCATCACCTAATCTTGTATCTACTACTAATTTTGCATCTCTGTAACTCATTTTTTATTTATTTATGTTTACCATTTAACTTTATCTGCCCAGTAAGCAGCAGACATTTTACCTTTAGCTATATTCTTTCCGTGTCTAGCCTTAAAACTTTTTCTCTTAGCCTTCATCTTATCAGACTCCCCATCTTTTGGCTTTCCTGCCGTACTAGCACCCTGCTGACCAAACCTAATTATTTTTTCTTTTCCACCCTCACAAGCCTTTACAACGTGTGACTTCTTAGGGTGGCTTGGTGTTCTTTTAGGCTTATTACAAGCCATATCTTTCTTACTTACCTTCTTTGCCATTATATTACAATATAAACAGTTCTTCCATTTTCCTTTACAGCTCTTAAACACCTGTTTCTATTTTTATCTTCTGATACATAAGAAACGTGCACCCAATCAGGATTCTCATCGTCACCAAATTCCCATATCATTTGGTCGAAGTCTAAGTTGTCTTTTATGTATTTAAACATATCTGCGTTTGACATATGACCGTAAGAGTCATCTAAGTCAAAAGCTTCTCCTTTACAGTGCTGAGACGTACCACTTCCACCTACTGCTTTATTTAGTTCCTTAGACCTAAAGAAGCTATTAATGCGTATAGGGCCATTTACAGCCTCTCTAAGAGGTTCAAATACATTTTTGGATATAGACTTCATTCTCTTCAAATCAAACTCAGTGGGGGTGTTCTCTATGCCTAATCTTTTAGCAGTAGAACTTCTAACAGCCTCCTTGTATGATATGTGTTTACTAATTTTTTCCATCTTTATATTTTTTAATAGCAGATAGCCACTTAAAAATAGTGTAACCTATTGTGACAACTAATAAAAGTATTTTAAGTATGACCTCTATGTCTGACATAGTTATCATCATTACCAATGCATTAGCAACGTAGAGCTTTAAGTCTGCCGCCATTACTTAAAACTTGAATCCCTTTGCTTTTTCTGTAATAGGTCCTGGCTGGTATGCTGGCATATTTTTAGCTAGTAACTGAATACCCTTACATCCACTACTTGAGCCATACCCTCTTGGCATATTATCCATATTTAATGGACCATTCCAAATTGCGTCAAACCCTTGCTCTTCTGCATAAGGTCTTTTTGTTTCTACCATTTTTTTACTTTTCATAGTTTTATTTTTAGTAACCTCTAGCTACATCACTACCATAAATGTAGTCAGCAGCAGATTTGGTTGTTGGTGAAAAATTATTAGCCGTTGGCACTACTGGTGGAATTACAGCAGGGTCTGTTGTTGGAATCATAGGATTATTAGCCATAAAACCTTGAACAGCAGGACCCATAGGATTCATACCTAGTGCTTGCATTTCTTGTGGGGTTGCCCCTTCTAAGTTAGATGCTGTAGCACCTAGTTGATTAAGTATATTTTTCATATTACTTTTTGTATTTGTTTTTTCTTGACATTCCTTTATTAAATCCATCTCCTGTCATTTGTAGTCCTACTATTTTTTTCGCCGCTTCTATTTCTGCCTGCTTTTGCGACTCTATTTTTTTTGCTTTCTCTTGGTTTGCTTGTTTTAGATTAGCGTCAAAATTAGCAGCTTCACTTTTGGATACACTCAACCAAGAAGGAATTTTCGTCCCAGTTCTTTTTTCGTCTTCAGCCATTTGTTGTTTATTATAAGCTTCTCTTACCACTTTAGCTTCAAGAGGCATTCCTAAAAGCTTATAAGCTCTTTCTATTTTATTTAAATTATCAGACGTTATACCTACAGCATTATTTGTTTTGCTTTTAGGAATTTTTAAATCATCTTTACTAATGTCTTCACGTCCTTCTGACCTTGTAAATGACATGAACCCTTCTTTACTTGTAGGTGATTGTTCAGTTTTTTTCAATCTTTTTGTTTCTTCGTTTTTTTGTTGATTATATGCGTTCATACTTTCATCAACTTTTTTAAACAATGCTTTGTTTCCTCTTTTTAATCTTTCTGCTCTTTCTGCTCTTTCTGCTTTTAAAGTGTCTGGAGTTGTAGGAAGTGTTTTAAATTCATCTGTCTTTTTAGGAACTCTAATTTCCGCCTTAGACGATGATGGGGTAGGAGATGTGCTTTGTATTTTCTTAACTCCTTTTCTCTCAATAGATTTTGCATCTCTACCTTCAGAAAGCATTTCTCTTTTTAAAGAAAGCATTTCTCTTTTAGCAGCTTTCCTTGCTTTTCGCTTTTCTGCTCCTCTACTAGCTAAATTCTCAGCAGTAGCAGCCATTAAAGAAAAGTAGTCACTACCCATAGGTGTTGCCTTTACAAAATCAACCTCAGCGTTTTTAGCGGCTTCTTTACCTGCTTTTCTAATCTGCTTTTTTTCATCTCTACCTGCCTTTCTAATCTGCTTTTTTTCATCTCTTTCTCTATCCGTATCCTTTTGATTCCTCAATGGCAGATAACTCATAATTTGAGCCTTAATAATCTCAGGAGTTGTAAACTTTTCAGTAACTTTTGCGATAGACTTACCTTTGTTACTCGGTTTTACTACCTCTGAATCACCATCAGTAAATTTGTTAAGTTCTTGCTTTAAGTAATAGTTTGCACTTAAACCAGTTCCTGATGTCTGCTTAAGCATTGATTTTATTTTATAAGCCATTGTTTATTGTTTTATCTTTGTTTACGTCTAATATTGATTTTTTTAAAACCTTATCGGTGTATGTTTCACCCTTCATTATCTTGTTGCGCCTCTTGCTTGTTGGTATGTCTTCCTCTCCAACCATTATCTTGTAGATTCTATTGATGAGGTTCTTACCCTTGAATGATACCTTGTAGATATTCTTCTTAGTGTTAACTCTATCTCTCTTTGAGAATACTGTCAACCAACCACCATCCATAAGCCTAGACCACCTTGCACTGTCCCAACTGTGTGAGTACTGACCATCTATAAAGTCTAACCTATTAAATAGACCAACGCAGTCTAAGTATATTAGTATCTCTAAGTCTGTTGTACTAATATCATTATTCTTCGCTGCCCACTTTCTAATAACTCTGTAGTGCTTAAGTATGCTTAAGTCTCTTAAGTCGGAGTACTCTAACTTTCCACCTCTCATTATAAAACAACTACTACGTCAAACTCCTTGATTACTTTGTAAATTACCTTGTCAATCTCCATATCAAACCCTGCGTGTCTGTCGTAGTAAATGGTATCTCCATCTTGTACTCCTTCAACTAAGGTTCCAATGGTCTTTACTTTAGCCTTTCTGTATCTTATATCTTCTCTGTGACTCTCTCCTAAAATTAAACCACCTTTTGTAGATACTTCGTTTTCCTTTACAGGCTCTATCAACATATACTTTCCTACTGCCTTCATTATGCTCTTAAGTTATTAATTACACAATCAGTTGCAAGTATCGTATTAGCTACAGATGCCGCATTTTTTAATGCACTTTTAGTAACAAGTAGTGGGTCAATAATTCCTGCCTTAATCATATTAACTACTTCTTCTGTAACTACATTGTACCCACGTCCTTTTTTAGTAGGGTATTCAAACTTAGTGATACCAGCATTGGACATTATAACTTCAAATGGAGCTTGAATAGCTTTTAGAAGTATTTCTTCTCCTATGTTAGATGGGGTTACCTTACCACTAGCGTTAAGTAATGCAATTCCACCACCTGGAAGTATACCTTCTTTAATAGCCGCTTTAGTGGCACAGATAGAATCCTCTACTCTGTCAGCCTTCTCCTTTAACTCAACCTCTGAGTTTGCACCAACTTTAATTACACCAACCTTACCAGCTAGTCTTGACAACCTTCTTTCAAGCAAGTGTTTCTTACCATTAATCTTTGTTGTCTTAAGTTCTTTTTTAATATGCTTGATTAGAGCCTTTGTGTCGTCATTAATCTCCTCTACTTGGATGATAGTATCATCTTGTGTAGTAACAGCCTTTAAACACGTTCCTAGGTGGCTTACGTCAATTAAATCCATATCGTCACCTAAGTCCTCATTTATTACAGTTGCTCCAGTCAATGCAGCAAAGTCTTGTAATGTTTGCTTTTTATTAATACCGTAGTCAGGTGCGTCAATGATATTAGCTTTAATGTTACCCTTAGATACGTTCATTGAAATCGCTGTAACTAGCTGTTCATCGGCATCTCCGATAATTAGTAGTTCCTTGTTGTTCTTAATGACGTACTCAAGAATACTTTGTACCTTTCTTACGTTAGGTATTTTGCTTTCTACAATTAATACAAGTGGGTTATTTAACTCACAAGTACCTTTCTCTTTGTTATTAATAAAGTGGTGATTCTTTAATCCTTTATCAATTGAAGCTCCATCAACTATTTCTGCCGATGTTTCCTCGTCATTAGATATTTCCATACTAACAACACCATTCTCTCCTACATCCTCAAAAGCCTTAGCTATAATTTTACCTAAGCTAGAGTCGTTGTTAGAAGATATTGTGGCAACCTGCTTTAGCATATCACCACTAACTTCAACTGATTCGCCCTCTAAGTACTTAACGACCTTTTCAACTGCTGAGTTAATACCATCTCTGATTTCTCTTGAGTTGTAGTTGTCTGTTGCAAATGCCTCTTTTAATATAGAGTGTGCTAGTACTGTAGCAGTAGTTGTTCCATCCCCTGCTTCTTTAACAGTTTGTCTAGCTGCTTCCTTTAAAAGCGTTGCACCCATATTTTCAACAGGGTCTAGAAGTATAACTGAGTTAGCTACTGTCACCCCATCCTTTGTGATTAGTGGTTTGCCAGATGAGTCCTCAAGCATTACACACTTACCGCTAGCTCCTAATGTGGAACTAACGGCTCGTGTTAATTTTGATACACCTTCAAACACTTTATTTTTACCTTCGTCTCCGAAGTTTAAGTTCTTAACGATTTCGTTAGACATAATTATATTGAATTAAATTAAATTAGATTGTTACTCCTTTGACCTGGAGTTAAGGTTTATTATGCTGCTAATGCCACATTTACCCAAATTGCGTCATTATTGCCAACTCCGTTAGTAAAAGTTTCTGAAGATACACATAGGTAAAGTATCGCAGCATCTTCTCCATTAGTAGTAAACACCATATCTCCTTTTACTCCAGCTGCTGCTGTTGGGGCGGCAGATACAATTTTACCAAATCCTGCGATGTCATTGATTTTTACACCTTGGTTGTTTGTTCTTGTGTTTTTTGGTTGTAAGTCTGTTCCACTATCGAAACCACTAAATACCGTGTCTAAGTTAATTACTTCGTTTGCCATTTTTTTATTTGTTATTTTTGTTACTATTATTATTACTTATTTTTTTACTTTTTTACTCTATTCTTTGCAACGTGCAGCATTCTTTCTTCTAATTTAGATACCCTTATCGTTAACTCAAGTATAGTTTGATTAGCTTCTTTCAGCTCATCCTCTAGTTCTTCTATTCTTTTTTGCTTGTAGCTATTATGGCTTGAGGACACAGAGTGGTTTATATCCATCTTCTTTTTTATGATGTTCCAAACCTCTTTAATCCCAAACGCACCAGCTAAACCACTTACTATTAATATAAGGCTCTCGCTATCCATATGCTTTTGTTTTTATTGTTTATGTCATAGAGTAGATTTAATTAGATAAAGTTGCTTTGTTGTTTTATAGTTCTTCGTTGACTATTGGCATAGCTTCCACCTCTTCCATTTCTGAAAGGTAATTACTATTTTTTACAATATACCAAAATCCATCTACTTCATAAGGCTCTGCCCATTGAGTAGTTGTTCCGATATAATTCTGTCCTGCTGTTACAAATGCGTTGTAAGCATCGCACTCTGCTTGTGTTCCTTTATAATACATTATGGATAAATTGTGTAATAGTTATTTATGTTAGTTTCAATTGCTTCTCTGTTTGTGCTTTGGTCGGATGGGTAAAGAATTATTTCTGAAACCTGCCCAACTAAAGTCCAAACATTTGCATATCTTGCAAAAACATTTATTCTTGAAGTTCCTGTTTGAGGAATAAATCCTGTAACTCCTCCACCTGAAACCCCATTGAGAAAAACCTCTGAGTTTGTGCTATTCAATAATGACGTAAAAACTACATCGCTATTCGCTGTGTAAGGTGCAGTTGCATTAGATGCAGGGTCATTATTTCTTGAAAAAGCAATTCCAGTATTAAACGCAATAGGAAAAAATAAATTTGTACCCCCATCTACATAACTTATTGCTACTTGTAGACCTGACGAACTTGAGTTTAAAACAGAAAAAGATGACCTTTCCCCTAAATCTCCAACCACAGGAACGCTATTGCTAGCTGTGTACATCGCTTTACCAACAGAACTCAATATTGTAGGTTTTCCATTCAATGTAACTACTGAACCTAAATCAACAATTTGTGGCTGTTGGGCGGCAAATGGTTGTAATGAGTCATATCCACCACCACTTTGGTCATACCATTTCGCAACAAAAACATCTCCTCCATCTGCAAATGTAAGTAAAGATTCTGTATCTAAACTACCATCATAAAGGAAACCAATATCTTGAACAGCATCATCAGAACTTCTTCTA